GGACTATCAGTTGATACGTATGTTGGTTTTGCAGCACCAGATTTTTGCTGTTGACCAGGATCTGCTTTTTTCTTACGACGTGCAGCAGATAATCTTTCTGCTTTTGTCATACTTGCTCTCTTTGCTGAAGAGACGCATTTAGGTGTTCCTTCACCAGGTTCATCACTTGCACAAGTTCCACCTGTGACTACATTAACCCAACCACCTTTTCCGTCTTTGGATTTAGAACCTTTGAACCACTTATGAAGTGAACCCTCTTTTACATCTTTACTATCAAGGTAATCTGCAGCAGTATCTAAGTAATCAGATGCTTTAGTTATCTTTGATTGAACCCACGCTTTGAAATTATCTTTCTTACGTGAATGTTTTTCAATTCGTTTAGATGCTCTTCCAGCAGTTTTCAATTGATTACGAATCATTTCGGGTTCATGATCTTTGTGAGATTTACCCTCACTCATTCCTCCTCCACCACCGTTGGATCCACCATTGCCACCGCCATTCCCGTTACCACCATTGCCATTACCATTACCACCATTGCCACCATTTCCGTTACCTCCATTGCCATTTTTCTTTTTACCATTTGTATCATCATCGTCTTTTTCTTGGCGTAAATAACCACCATAACCGATGCGATAACCCTTTGGAATTGGTTTACACTTCTTATCAGTGTTGCAATAATAGTATCCAGTTTTACACTTTTTCATTCTTTGGATTCGGTGCCTCTTTATTATTTAGAAAACCTTTTTTCAGCATTTTTGATAACTCTGAAGTAGAACCAACAAATAAGGCATTATTTGTAACATTATTTGTTGTTTTATTTGCATCTTCCTCAACCTCTTTGACTTTCTTTTGTAAGTCCATGAGTTTATCAGTCGTGTCTGCAACTGATTTAATTAATTGTCCTGCAACTTCATATGCTCTTGGACTTGCAGTTTCACCAGCAACCTCCATGATCCCGTTAATTGCTTCTTGTCCTTTCTCAATTAGAGAATATAAATTACCTCTCGTATAATCATAATCTTTCCCAACATCCTGCCCTTCAGTTTTTTTAATTTGATTTTTCTTTTTAGAAACAACATCCTCTGGTGTTGGAATAATTTCGGACTTTACATTTAAAGCCTCGTCAATAGGATCATAGTTAGTCATTAGATGTCAGTTTGCCTTGTGGGACTGTAAGATTTAGAATCTGAGAAGAATGATGTAGTTTCACTAAATCCAAAATCGTCATCTGGACCAGCATCCACTGGATCAGGTGTGACAGTATACCTTACTTCACGTTTAGCATTTTGAGTATCAGTGTTTGCAGCATAATCAACCTGAACTTTTTTAATAAGACCCTCTGAAGATTCAGCAACAGGTCCAAACAGATATGTCTTTGCTGTAAATCCTAGAGTGTATATAAGTGCTCTTCTTGTAGAAAAATCACCCTCGTAATCATCCTGAAAATTTATACTATCTAAAACTATTGGTATATCTCTTTTCTCCCCAATTGATTTAACCAAATCAACTGTTAAATTAAATGATGGTTGGAAGTATGGTAAAATTTGTTCAATAATCTGTAAAGCATCGTCATTTAATTTTGCAAGTATATTTAATTCGAATCCAATATTGTATGGAACAGGCATGAAAACTTTTTTTATATTTGTTCCATCAGAAGCCTTAAATGTCTGAGTAATTCCAGTTTTCCTTGAAGAGTCATAACTTACATTATTCATTTCAAATGACATTCGAGGAAGAGTAATACCAACTGGTTTATTTAAATCTGCCTGTTGTTCAAGTCTTGCGAGAAATTTTTGTGAAGGTCCATATGCCAAGGGAACTTTCAGTTCACTGTAAGTATTACCTGAATTATCATCATGACGAATACTAATGGCATTAAATAATGTCCCAAAAGAAACAATTGTCTTTCTAATTATTTCGTGATAGTAATAAGTTCCTAACATTAAAATGTACCAAATGGATTATTTTCTGAAAAGTCAATGATGTCATCAGCTTCACTTTCGATTTCATCACTCTTATCGTATTTATCCGCAAATTCTGCAGACTCTATAAAGTCAACAGTATAAGATGCAGAAGAATCTGCTCCAGTTATCACATCACCAGAAACAAATGTACCATTAGTTGTGCCTAATTTTAATACATTAGTAGTGACATTCCAAGACTTAACTCTTCCAGTTGCACTAGATTTAGATCCAGTAACAACCTCATTAAATTTAAATGTTCCAATACCAGTAATCACTGGTGGTGCTGAAACTGTTGCAATGCCAGTTCCACTAGTATATCCAATACCAGCGTCAGAAATTAATACATCTGTGACTGTATTTGCAGCACTCACCAGAACTCTTCCTGTAGCAGTTCCTATTCCTGAAGTAGGAGTCGTGAAGAATAAATTTGGAGATGTAGGATATCCATCACCACCTGATGTAATTGTAACAGTTCCGATACCAGCGTCATTTGTAACAACTAATGCAGTTGCAGCTGCACCAACACCGTAGGATGTGCTTCCAACTCCTAACACCGTTGATGCAGCACTTACGATTGTGACAGTAGGAGATGCAGTATATCCAGCACCAGGATTTGTAATTAATATTTCTTTAACTGAATTTACTCCATTTATAGATGTCGTAATCGCAACAGCAGTGGCATTTGTGCCTCCAGTGGGTGCAGTTCCAATTGCTACAGTTGGTGTTTTTGTATAATCATATCCGTCCTCATTTAAAAATATTTTTCTTACATATCCAGTCGTTGTTGTAATACCTAAAGTTGCTGTTGATCCAATTGATATTAGTTTAAGTGATGTAATATATCCCTGATCGACAAGAGCATCATCAATTTCATCTGTAGTAGTACTGAGTTGATTCCAACCACCCATTTCATCTTCAAGTTCAAATAGTTCACAACGAAGTTCGTAGACATAATTTTTACCTAATTGGTAAAAAGGTTTTTCATGTTCTACAAATTTTATTTCAAAAATTCTTCTACCTAAAGGAAAATAAATTAAATCTCCTTCACTTGGTCTACTTGTAACTTCAATTTCTCCCTCTGGTAAACCTTCTAAAAATGGTGAGATAAAATCTTCAAACCGTTCTTTTGATATTGTAACTATAAGTTCATCTTTTAAACTCATGCCAAATTTAGTCATAATATCACCTGCACCACCATATCCATCAAATGTGTTTACATACGCTTCTATTGCAAAATTATCACCAAATTTTGATGACTGTATCTCAGTAAAAATACTATCTTTATTAACTATTCTTCGAGGTAAATATATTACCTCAACACCATAAATTTTTAACTGTTCATTGATTAAATCTTGAACGAGTCTTTGTTCACTTTGTGATCCTTGTAGAAAAAAGGGATTTAATGCCATTATTCACTATCCTATAAAATCAAGAGGTGGTGTTTCATATTCAGATACGAGTCTTCCTCTTATATTTTCAATTTCTCTCTCAGCATCATCATAAATTTGTCTACCATTCATCTCCAAACCACCAGGTAATTTAACTCCTTGGAACTTAATTAAATTTTGACCCCACTGTCTTTTAACTAATGCAGTTAAATATAATTTTAGAAAACTATCATTGTAAATACCAGTAAAATTATCAGGATCTAAAATTCGATCACATTGAATTACTAAAAACGTTCCAGCTTCTTGTGCAGCCCAATCAATATCTAGATATAATCTATTTTGTCTCTTGTTAAATCTTATTTGTTTATCTGTTGTTAATAGAAAATCTATATCTTCCAGATATCTCTTTGTCATGGAATATTGTAAAAGATTCACCGCATTGAAATAGTATAAGTCATTTAAAAATAACTGATATTTAATACTAAACATTCCACCAGATATTGAACTTGTATCAAATTTAAATATTCTATCAATTCCAACAACTGAATCTGGNACCTGTATAAAGTTAGATGTTTCGTAAAAATTAGAAGTAACTGTTCCTAAACCACTNACACTTGTAGAATTTCCAGTNGTAGTAACAATTCCAACACCTGATGTTCCAGATGCTTTACCTCTATCAATATCTTCTTGTGTTAACTCATACTTGAGGTACATTCTCTCAATACCATCAAAATGTCTTTCTCCAAACAACTGAAGAGCATCATCAACTAGATCATCTACTTGATCATCATCCACGTTGATTTCTAATACTGGTGCACCTAACTTGCGAAAACAGTAATCAATTAATTCTTGTCTAGTACTTGGTTTAGCCATTAAAATGCACCTCCATCGATTAATCCAGCAGTAAGTGTTCCATCTACAAAAACATTATTAGCAAATGTTGCTATCGCACCAAATGTTGCAATACCAGCACTAACAATAAGTCCTCCAGTATTGATTATCATACCTGATCTAGCAGTGATAATACCAATAGAAT